CCTGTAATTCGTTGATTATATTATCAGTAACACCCCCGGGGATCAACTTTGTTTCCGCCGGTACTACAATCGACGCGTCTTGAGCATCAAGAGTTACGCTTACTGAACCTGTGTCTAGCCTTACTGGTTGTATCCAATCAGGTTGATTTCCAGCATCAAGCCAAGTTCTTGGAGCTGCAAGCACTTTCACTCCGTCATTAGTTTCGTTTGCGTCAATGTTAAATTTTGTATTTGCCATTATTACACCTCTCTAATATTTCTAATTTTTGGTATTTCTAAGAAACCGCCGTAAAATTGAGTGTTTTCCCAAAACTCACAGCCATGTTCTCCGTCATAAGAATAATCGCAACCCGCTTTGACCTCATAGTTATCATTAATTTCAGCACCAAAAAAAGGATATTCAACTTTGACATATCCTTTGCCACTTGCGGTTATTATCCTATCTTCAGTTCCAATTTCAATACTTCCATTTTTCCAGTAATTTTCAGCATCATTTGAGCCTTCATTATAAGTAATTTTTTGATAATCTTCTTCGTTGATTATGCCAGTTACAACTCCGAGCCTTTTTGGTATAATCTTTCCGCACGCTTTTTTCCCAAATTCAAAGCGACAGTTAACTTGATAAGTTTCAGATGGTAATTCTACATCTAACGCATCAAGGTTTGATACTATCGTTGCTGTTAGGTTATATTCATCAATAGAGATGCTGTCAATTATCCCATTTGTGAATATTTCTATATAGCTATTGTTATATTCGAGGCCTGCACCTTCTTCTAACACTTCTTCAATTTCGGGTCCCATTCCCATTTTTGCAAGATTAATTACCTCTCTGTTAGCATCCAAAAACACTTTCCAGATTGTAACTTTTCTGCCGACAAATTCAGTATTAGCCACAAAGGCTGAAAAATTTCTAATTACATTATCAAAAGTAACTGTTGTTGAGTTAGGACTGGTTTGGTTATTCTTTTTTATAGAATCTCGACTGATTCCAGCAGCATAATAAGTTTGGGCGCTGCCGTTTTCATCAAAAAACTCAATATTTTCTGGATACATAGCATAGTAGAGAGTTTCTTCGTCAAGTTCTATTCTATATAATTCTACTGGCCGATTATAATCTTTGCCTTTTTGCTCCAATACATCGGGGCTAAGTGTGCGTGGCATCTATATCACCTCAATTAATTCTAAGCCGAAACTGTAAGCTTTATTCAAGAATGCTTCACGGCTTAGACTGTCATTTGCAAATCTAACCTTAACTTCTTCAACGGTCCCGTCTGGCTTTTTCCAATCAAAATAAAATGGCTCAAATTTTCCTTTTCTATTGACAAAAAATTGCCATATCTCGCCAGCGTCATTGTTATAATTTGTAGTTTTATCAAATTCTAATGTAAATTTTCTACGAGGCAGACCTTTAGATCTCCGTTGTTCTTTCCCACTTTCAAACTGAGTAACTAATGTTTTGTACTCTATGCTGTCCTGCCAAGCTTTTTTGTATTTGTAATCAAATTTTGCTAATGACAAAAGTCCACCTCCTTAAGATTTTTTAATTGCTTTTCTTAAATTTCCGTTTCTCATTATATCTTGAGTTGCAACACTAATTATAGCTTCTGGGTTTCTTTGAATAGCTTGCTGAAACGATTGCGAATCAACAGCGTTAATAGTGATGTTATACATTGTTCCGGAACCACCGCCGCCATTCTTGAGACCGTTAACCTGTTCTCTGTTCAATACATATTCGCCAGTTTGCAGCACTGCTGGAACTTCATCATTTTTCAGACCAACACCGCCTCCACTATGAAACTTATAGCTTTTAATTATTTTGCCTGCCGGTGAAACATACCCGCCAGTATGAGCGGTTGGAAGGTTTAATTTGCCCATTCCCCAGCTAATTAACGGATCTATAATTGCTTTTTGTATAACCATTGAAGCAATTTGGTCACCAATGTTATCAAAAATTTCTCCTAAGTCTTCGCCTCTAGCAATTGCATCTGACAACCCAGTAATTAGACTATCTTTCCAATCTACAAACTTCTGATTAGCATTTTCAATCTCCATACCCATGTCAACAAAAGCAGATGTCATCCAATTAATAGATTGAACCTGTTTTTTTGTATTTCCGCCTGTCTCTTTCTGGTCGGTAGCCTGGCCATGCTTATATAAGCCGTAGAAGTCTGTAGTGGTATCATTTTGAAAACCAAGTTCCCATTCTAAACCATTGATTTTTTTGTTAAGTTCTGACCATTCATCAGACCATTCTCTTAATTCGCTTTGTTTATCTTTGAGATAATCGATATATTCAGCAAGTGAAATTTTGCCAGCCTCATATTTGTTTTCATATGCCTCTTCCTGAAATTCTTTTTCTGCTTTTAATTCTTCTTGCCGTTGTTCTTCTCTTTCTTCTTCTTGCTCTTTTTGTTCTTCTTTCCACTTTTCTCTACCTTCTGTTATTACATTTGCAATTTGATTATTATACAGCTGCTTGACTTGTTTTTTTGCTTTTTGAGCTTTACTATCGCTGATATCAAAAGTGTCGATAAGGCTGAGCTGCATGTTTTTATCTCTTTGGAGTTTTTCGACTTCTTTTTGATAATCTTCAACAATATCTGATAATCTTTGTTCAAACTTATAATCTTTTATATCTTGATCAAGTTTTTCCATGTATGTCTCAAAAGGAGTAGCTTCTGATGTTGTATCTTCACCACCATCGCTGTCTTCTTCTATAACCGAACTCCCAGAAGAACCACTTTTTAAAATGTTCCATCGTTCGATTATATTTTCTAAAAGCTGTATCTGGTCATCTAGTTGCATATTTTCTTTTACAACACCAGGCATAGCAAATCTAGAACTTCCGTTGTCTTCTCTTTTTTGTCTAAATTCTTCTAATCTAGCCTCTGCTTCTGACAATTCATCAATATTTAGTATAGCTTTTTGAGCTTCTTTTCCACCTTCCCAAGCAAAAGGAAGTCCTAAAGAGCGTCCAAACATATCAGATAAATAAAATATTTTAGGTAGTAAATCATCTTCTAAAAAAGGTATGACTGTTGTTTGAAGATAAGGTACCAAATCTGTCATTATACTCCTTTTCATTGATTTGAATTGTTCTGTCAATGTATGGAGTTGATCCTTTAAGTCTACCCAACTTTGAATGTCTTCATCATTCATTTTAAGATTCAAATCTTCAGCTTTTTCTTGCAGATCTTCAATACTATCTGTGCCGGAGTTAAGAATCGGGATTAATTCAGAACCTCTGCGACCGAATAATTCCATAGCTGTCGCATTTCTTTCGGTTTCGGTTTCCATTGAAGCTAATGATTTAATTGTCTCAGGGAAAATATTATCCATATCTCTTAAATTCCCGTTCGAATCTTTGAGTTTGATATTTAAATCATTCAGAATGTCAGTATATTGATTGCCACCTTCTGAAGCGTTCATTACATTCCTTGTAAACCTTTGAACACCTGAAGCAAGACTGTCGATATCAGAACCATTCTGTTCAGCGATATACGACCATTCTTGTGTGGCTTCAGCAGTCAGGCCTATTTGTTGGCTTAACTTATCCACTTTGTCAGCGTAATCCATTGTTTTGCTTATTTCTCGGCCCATTACATACCCGGCAGAAGCGATAGCGGCACCAGCTACAGCCATGCCGGTCGCTAGCATTCTTCCAGCCTTTTTGAGATCGTCTAATCCTAATTTTGCATTTCTAGCTTGTCTGTTAGTCTGTTTAAGTTGACTATTAAAAGTATCCAGCTTGCTTTCGGCCTGAACTATATCCCGCTTAAACTCACGATATTGAGCGTTGTCTATTTCTCCGTTTTTGAATTTCCTTTCAATCTCGCTTTGTGATTGTTTTAAAGAGTCGAGTTCTTTAGTTGTTGCGTCTATTCTGTTTTTAAGCAAGGATTGTTTTTGAGACAAAAGTTCTGTTGAGTCAGGTGAAAATCTTAAACCTCTATTAACTTTATACAGCTCGCGTCCTATTTTATTAGACTTTTTTCTAACATCTTTCAACGCCGCATTAAGCCCTTTAGTTTCTGCGCCAATTTTAACCGTTATCCCTTTTATGGATTTAGCCATTTAATCACCTCCCGAGCAAAAAATTTTCCACTTCTTTTTTTGAAGATATTGTTTTGTTTGATAAATTATCATTGCTTTTTCCGTTATATCTGTCCCAAATTTTAATAAATTCACTCAGCGAGTATTCATTTAATTCTTTTGTTGCCATATTAATTTTTTTGGCCATTGCATAAATTGTTAAGTCCAACCTATCTGTATCATTTTCGCGGTTTTTGTTCTGACTCTGGTTTCCCTCCAGTTTTTCTTGAAGGAAAAAAGCCTTGCGCTGCTTCAGCAACTATCCCCCCAATAAACTTAGGATTAGTAATTTGCAAGTCTTCATTTTTATTTACCCATTCTTCAAAATCAGGGAAACTTTCACCATAGTGTTCGGCTTTATTCATTGCCCAAGTAATTCTGAGCAGAAATTGAGAATTAAAACCAGAAAAATCACTATTCATTAGTTTTTGCATGTTTTCGCTTTGAAATTCAACTAAATCAGCAATTAAATCTCTATCAAAAGCCTGCGCATAATTAGTAAGAGCGGGCGTTGTAGCCCGCACTCTTAATTCATTATCATTTATTTTTATTGTTCTCATTAATTGTCACCCCTAAGTAATTGTTATTGAAGGCATTGGGACTTCATCGAAGAAAGCATCAAACCCAGTATCGGATTCTTTAAGCGAATATTTAACATATCTTTCGTCAGATTTATCTTCCGCCATCATTGATAGATCCATATTTTTGGTGCTGATATTTGCAGCTGGGTTGTTAGTTTGATGATCCTCTGAAGGCCTTTGAGCTTTCACTCTGTAGAAAACAGTCCTTATTTTTTCTTCATCACCTTCGGTTTCAAACATCAAAGCAAATTCTTTCGGTTTATCATTCGAAGACTCAACTATACCCCCGTTGTCATCTACTGTGTGGCCTTGCATTTCAGCTAATACGTTATCAGGGAAAATACTTTGCTCAATACTCCCTGTATACCCATTATTGCTTATCTCTTCGCCTGCTTTCACATTGTCATGATGGTGTTCTGTTGTTTCGCCAGCTGGGGTAACAGATATGTTGACTGTCCCCGGCATAGCTTCCGGATCTGCATAATTACCACTTGCTGCTTCTGGGTCAAAAAAAGCAACGTGCGTTTTGCTTATTCCAAATTCATAATTATTTGGCATTTTTCCACTCTCCTTAAATTATTGATATTTCGTAAACTGTCTGATATAAATCTTCTTCAGGAATCGGCGATCTTGACTTATCATAGGCCAATCCGTTTTCTTTAAACAAATTATCTAATTCCTTTTCAACCGGCGGGTAATATTTAGTCTGATACAATTCAATTTGAAAGTTTTCGATATCTTTGTAGTTAATATTGTCTGCCATCAAATCATCATTATCCACGCTTAAAATAGTGATAAATGGA